CAGAAATAAATATCAATGACACGATCTAAACCTTGTATATTACTACTTAATAAACTTAGTGATGTATTACCGCACTTATCACATTTTAGTGGTTCCGTCATCTTTAGTTGATTCCTCCTCTCGAACTTCTTTAGCAATATCTTCAATTAAGCGTTTATGATCAGCTGCATCTTCAATAGACATTTCAGTAACAAGGTCTTGTTGATGTGCAACAGTTTCCATAATAAACTCAACATCTGGGAATAAATCTTTTAAAGTATTTTTAAATACATCTGCAACAACTTGATAAATAGCTTTACGAGTTTGATATAAAGCATTATCATTTTTTTCATCTTTAAAAATGTAAACTTTAGCTTGTGCTTCAGGTTCCGTTGCTGGGCGTAGTACCGGTAAATCAGCTAAGATTGCAGTAAGTCCCATTTTAACTGCGCTAAGCATAACGTTTAAATATGGTTTAATATCCGTCATTACTCCACGTTTTTGTTTAGGAACAATACGGGCTTCGATTTCACCTTTAGTCATATCAGCAGTAAATGAGATTTTAATTACGTCAGTCTTTTTTGGCATAAAGCCTCCTTGGTTTACTTAAGTATATCATATCATATAAAAAACACAAGATGTGTATATCTTGTGTTCTTTGTGTAAACTTTTACAATTGTCTACTTAAAGCCTTGTCCCATACCAAGGTCTTGTTGCATTGCGTTCTTTTCTTCAATTAAGATGGTAATAGCTTGTTGAGCAGCTTGTTCTTCAGATAACCCTTGTGATAGTAGTCTACTAAAGATAGAAGCAAAGTTAGTAAGATCTGCAACCAACGTTTCAGCAGTAGAGTCTTGTGCTTCTTTTTCAAGTCGTTGTAAGAATAAGTCTTTTTGTGGAAAGTCTGAATATTTAACTAAATCTTGTGGAGTAATGATCTGTGGTTTAATTTGATACTGTGCTTGCATTTCGTATAAAGCTTTAGCAGAATCAAACAAATTAGCTTGGTTCATTGGTAATAATGTTGACGCTGCAATGTTATAGTCAAACTTCATACCTCTTTCTCTTAATTCATTAAATCGAATTGTACTTTGATCAATAACACGGTTAGTGCCTGTAGCTGATAGTTTAGGTACAATATAAGATTTTTCACCACCATAAGCAAAGTAATATTCGAGTACTAACTTAGTTAAGTCTTCACAAAACTCTTCAAGTAATGTGATACGGCTGTTATCGGTTAGCATCGTAACACGTGCTTGGAATGCTTGAGTTGCGCCAGTTGTTTGAATACTATTTGTCATACGACCTTTATAGTATGGGTCAACACCTGTAACTTGAAAGATTGAATTTTCTAAACGTTGTTTAATATTGCCTAAGTCAGGAATGACTGGAACGTCAACATAGTAAACTAAGTTACGTGGATCGCCTTTGGTTTCAAAAGAAGCTCCTGGAGTACCGCCGTAGTCAGCAAAGGAACGCATATTAATACGCCCATCTGTATTAACAAATCGTACCCGATTAAGTACACGATAAGGTTGAGTTGCTTCCATAGAGTCTAGCATGTTAAGAGCAATGACAGTGTTAAGAACTTTATTTAATTTTGAATTTCCGTAAGGATTTGCATCTGGACGTTGCGGACTATAACAAACAATAGGAAACCGTTTAAGAGGAATGTTTAAATTTTCGTATATGATTGTATCTTCATTAAGAATAAAAATTTGATCAATCATTCCTTTTTCATTACGAATAAAACATTCAATAAGAGAAACGACTTTATTGTCAGTAACTACTTGATTTGCATCTACATTAGCATTAGGAATTTTTTGATTAAGAGGATCTTTCGGAATACCATAAGATCCATAACCACCTAATTTATTTTGAGCAGTTTTATCTGTAAGACCGCCTTTGTTAGTTTTAATAAACTGTTCAACAGCTTCTTTAAAATTAGGATTAGTTACAAGCGTATAAACATTAACAGCTCTTTCAATAAAAATAGCTTCACCATTTTTATATGAATCCACACTTGGGTCAAAGTAAAGTTCATCAGGAGATAATGCTTTAAGTTTAATATGATTTTCAGTAGCATCCCAATCTACACGCATTGCTCCTAAATTATATAACTCTGCGTTTTCACCGACATGTAAAAATTTATTTTTCATTCCCCAACGATTCCAGTTGTATGCAATAAACGCATTAAGATCTTGTACAGTTTTTTCATCCTTAGCAAACCGTGGAGTGATAGTACCGATAAAAGCACCACTATAAATAGAGTTCATATAGCCTTGAACAACATATTCTAAATAATTCCAGTCAGGTGTAATAGAATATTCTTTTAAATTCTTTTTAAATAAAGCCCAAAATTCACCTTTATATAAAGAACGAATAAGACGCCATTCACTTAAAATGCCTTGTTTGTAAGCACGATATTCATCAAACATTTGTTTAATACGAAAAACATCGTAAGTAAATTTCTTTGCCATTAATTCTTACCGTCCTTTACTTCAACACCTGTCATAATTTCCTGAAGTGTTTTGTCTAAAGCATCTTTTGTTTTTTGTGTACTAGCAATAATTGCGTCTTCAATTTGTTTTAAACGAATACGTTCTTTTTTCTCTAATTCTTTTTTTTGTTGTTCACTTAATTCTTCTTGTGCTTCTTCTGGATTGTCAGCTAATGTATTATGTTGAGCAGCTTCAATAATGGCTTGAACAGGTCCACTGATGTCTCCATCGTTGTCTGGTTCTTTACTTCGGGATCCACGCACTGAGCGGTTTGTGGAAATCTTCTTCGTCGGTTTTTTCAGAATCTTCATCAAAAACACTGCTTGCAGTGATAACGCTGCTGCTACCAGTATAAGTGATATTGCTATTAAAGCCATTAGAATTTCCATTGTTTGTATCCTCCTTTAAAGGGTCATAATAATTTACGGTCTTTTTAATTATAACACTCTTTTGTTTATCATGAACGAAACTTTTGCCACTTGGTAAAAATACATTAAGCCTTAGTTCTTGTAAATTATGTGGAAGTTCAACTACAATAAACTCTAAAGCTGTAATCCCATGGTCTCGTCCGTCTTCTGGTTTAGCAGTAGTTGCACCGCTTTTATCTAGTTGAAACTTATAGTTAAGTGCTTCATCAATTAAAAACTCACAGGTAGAATATACTTCAATTTGATTGTGGTTAAGTAACGAGTTCATTTTAATAATACGTGCATCGTGTGTAGCAAAGGATGGTTCGAAGTATAAACCTTCATCTTCAAACATACTACCGATTGTAACTAAGTTACTTTCACGTTTGCTATAACTGCGCCCGTCAAACTTTGGCATCATCAGTAATCCATTTAAATCAGTCCCATTAAGTTTTGTTTCTTTACGGTATTCTTTTGCAATGGTTTTAATATCTGAGTTATTAATACGAAGCTCGTCATATACATATAACTTCTTTGTTTCTGTAGAAAACGCACCATAAACAATATGCGTTGGATCATTAATACCATAGTCTACACCAATTAAGTAATACAAAACACGCCGACCACTTTCATCAAAAGCACGTGGTAGTGGATGAGGTGCGACAATACAAACACCAAAGTTTGGAAAGACTAAGTTACTTGAGAAGTTAAATGAACCTTTATAGAACTGTTGAATGTACGCTTTAGACTTACCACGTGTTTGTTCTTCTTCGTATGTAGCAGGTAAGAATGGGTTGGCACTGGTTGAAATAATTTGAGTGTATTTTTGTGGATCACGTTCTTTATTAAACTTATAACCTTCGTTGTATGCATCACCATAAAACTCAACAGTGTCTGAATCAAGAAGAAACTTAGACTTAACCCAACCTGAGTCAGGGTTTGTTTCTAGATTAATGTGACGAGCATCGACACGATACTTTGGTTTATACACTTGTTGATTGGGATCCCACTGCATCTTGGTTTGCCCATGCTCATCTACTTCAGGAATCATAGCAGCTGTATTACGAATACGAGATTGTAACATCGTAAATCCACCAAACGGTACATCAGATGCTTCAACGATAACGGCCATCGTTAAGTTAATAGACTTAAGTTTAGTTTCGTCGTCGAATGATCGGAATAATATTTCAGAACCGTTAGTTAATTGCAGTTCATGTTTTTGATCGTTCTTTCTACGAATAAGTTTCATTGGAAAGATACTATAGAATTCTTTGACAAACGTTGCTTCAAGTGCTGGGTAAGTACGTGCTGTCACTGCGACGCGTGCATTTTGTACTAACATAATATGTTTAATGACATCTTCAATGTTTGCGCGCGACTTACCAGAACCATAACCACCAGCTGTCATTTTATAACGTTCCCGTCTACGTAGAAACATTGCTTGATATGCTGTAGGTTTAAAAGTATTAATTAATGTGCCACATTGTGGACATTCTTTAAACGAAAGACTTTCACTGCCGTTAATAGCTTTTGCAGGTACAAGCGGCTTGTTACAACGTGGACAATGTTGAATACTATCAACACGTATAAGTTGTGGTTTTGTTTCTTCTACAGACGGTACGATCGTAGGTTGAACAACATCAAATACTTCTCCAGTATCTTGGTCAACAAAACGTTGCGTATCAATAATTGACTTCGGCATATTATAATCCTGGCTTTTTATTTTCTGGTACGTTAGGTAAGAACTCTGCTTCTTCTGATGTTAAGGGAGTTTGAATATAAATATATTGCACAGGTGTAGCAAAACTAGGACGATGATCATCACGATATTTAATTGCAGCATTTAGTTTAGTAGCGTCTGCCATCCCAACATGCACACCATCTTTCATATATTTATTAACGATGATACCTGCTTGTGTATAGATCACACGGTCAATATAATCTTGAACACGGCTATCTGCTAGAAACATTTGCCAGTCATGATACGTTGTGTTTTGTCCAATAACACCAGCAAGTTCGTGTGGATTAGAAATAAAAAGTTTATCGTATGCCATTGGTACAGCTTCAGCAAAGTTCCATAAATTAACCAAATGAATTAATTTAACTTCTGTTTTTGTAAATTGTTCTAAGGGAATCATAACTTGCCTTTCAAGTGAGGTAGGTTTATAGGTACTCCTCTACGATTTGATTCTAATATTAATGGAACTTTTTGTTTAATGTTTTTATTAACCATATACAATGTAAAGTTTTCAACTGGATAAAATCTTGTAAGGTTAATAACTTCTTTTCTAGCTTCAGCAAGTGTATGAAAGTATAACTCGTGTGTACGCACTCCTTGTTTACGAATAAGAATAGCTGCTGTTTTTGTACCTGCTTTATAGTTAGTTCCTGAGATGCCTTTAAAATTGTTAAGGCCGTTGTATTGTTCAAGTTTGTTTAAATCATTTAAACGTAAAAATATATGAGAGAATGTTGCACGAAGATAAGATAATGTAAATTTTTTAAACTCGGTGACTAACCATTCATAACCTTGTTTTGTTAAATACAAATCATAGTTTGAATAGTTAATATCTAGTTCATGTGTTGAAAATTCAAAAGGAACTTTATTATATAACGCAAAAACTTTTAGTATAACTGCAAGACTGCCTGGTTTTAATTTGTACTTTCTTATTTTTTCTTCTGTTAAAATACCAATGTTAATACACTGGGTAATATAACTT